TGCTCGGCTGCAGACACCATCTCGATGAAGTGTGGACGGCGCCACCAAAGTTTAGCCAACCAAAAGATGACTTAGGGCTCTTAGTTCCTAACAATGGCGGGGCAGGGTTCTTCACTACGAGTAAGGAGTTCTAGGTTGGATTTCCTTGAGACCTATAAGCAAAACCTAGAACTTAAGGGTAGCGTGAGTTCTCTCCGAGAAGAGTTAGATCGTACGACTGCTCTGCTGCACGTGACACCTGAGCATGTCGAAACTCACGCGGCCACGGACGCAGAGCCACAACCACATTACTCCCCTGTGAGAGTGAAGACACGCACCGGGGTGGAAGATTATGGGGCACAGGTAGACTTACACCAGATGTTTGCTAGTGGTCGTGTTGAGTTAGTGGATGTTGGTGAAGATGCGATCGTAGTGGTAGAGGTGCCACAGAATACGATTGCGTTGGCTGACCCTGACGTTAAAGATATTCAGATGGGTGTTGAGCTTGGGCGTAGTGGGGTCTCTGGTTGGTCGGCGTTCCACCGTGAGGAGTACAACCCTGAGCTAATTGGTAGGCTTGGGTTGATGAAGTACGACCGTATGCGTAGATCAGATGCTACGGTTAGAGCTTCGGCAAGGATCTTGAAGACACCTATTACTGGCGCGACTTGGTACGTGCAGCCACATCAGTACGATACGAACGATGAAGACCGAAAGATTGCAAGGTTTATTCAGCAGTGTTTGACTGAGTACCCGACCTATACGTGGGTGCAAATGTTGTGGGAAGCGTTGTTGATGCTCGACTTCGGTTACTACATGTTCGAGAAGGTGTACGACCTCAAGCTCATAGAGGGTGTTCCACGTGTGGTGTACAAGAAGTTGGCTTGTAGACACCCGCTTGACGTTATTGAGTGGAACTATGATAGTAACGGTGGGCCGCAGTCAGTAGTGATGTATGACGAAAGACCTGTAGAGATCCCGATCCACAAGCTCGCTGTCTTTACGTTTGATGGAGAGGGAGGCGATCCTCGAGGTATTTCGCTGTACCGTAGTGCATACAAGCATTGGTACTTCAAGGAGAACCTCTACAAGATTGATGCAATTCAGAAGGAACGGCACGGGATCGGTATTCCTATTATCAAGTTGCCTCCTGGATTCAGTCCTTCTGACCTCACGTTAGCGAATGAACTTGGGGCGAACTTACGGACGAATGAGAAGGCTCACGTAGTTTTGCCTCCAAACTGGGAGATTTTGTTCGCAAAGCTCGAAGGACAGCGTGTTGATGCGTTGGAGAGTGCTCGTCATCATACGGAAATGATCTTCCAGAACGTGCTTGCGCAGGCGGCTTATGCTTCTGCTGAAGGTGACGCGCAGACGATGATGGATTTGTTCTACAAGTCAGCTCGGTATATTGCTGATTTGGTATGTGGTGTATACAATAAGTATTGTATTCCGTACTTGGTGCAAGCTAACTGGGGCATTGAGCGTTATCCCGAGCTTAAGGTTAGGAGATTGGGCGACACCCAAGAGGCTCGGACGATCTCCTTTGCGCTTCGGAACCTTGTTGGAGCTGGTATTGTTCAGGTAGACGACGACCTTGAGTCATGGAGCCGTGAGATCATGGATGCTCCGATGGCTGATCCTACGACTCGACGAGAGGCTTCTACGCCACAGAAGCCTGGATCGGCTCGAGTTGGGCCGCCTAGACAGGCACAAGCAGCAAATCAACGACCAATGCCCGGCCAGGCCGCTGGGAACGACCAATCAGGTGGGTAGGTAGATGGGTAACTTGCAGGCCAACTTCGCTAAAGGGCGTTGGGTACAGTTGTATGACAACGTGAAGGCCAACGTTCCTACAGGTTGTGCTTTCATTATTGCAGCTTTTACTGGAACTGAGACTGACGCCAACTTACGAGATGCTGATTTCCTGTCAAGTGTTGAGGCTTTGGCTCTAGCTGAGAGTGTACAGACTGGATACGCACGTAAGGTACTTGTTGCTGCGGATCTAGCCACGCGTACAACCGATGATACGGGAGATGTGAACAAGTTTACTCTCCCTGCTCAGTCTTGGACACTCACTGCTTCAGGTACTGCTTGGTCTCGAGTTGGGTGTTTCTATAGACCAGCTTCTGGATCAGCTGACTCAGCTATCGAGTTCTGTGGTATTTGGGACTTTGTCACTGCAGGTATTGCTGAAACTGTGACAATTACCTTCCCTGACCCGGTCTTCACTGCTTCGTAGGTTGACTAGTGACCGTAGCTCTTGATGTCGTAAGTAATGTATCAGCAGGAACGGGTGATCGTTCCTGGACGCATACGCCTTCTGGTACACCAAGAGCTGCTATTGTCTTGACTAGTCAGTATGAGGACGGCACAGATCAGGTAGATGCTAACAGCTACGGCGCTCTGGCTTTAGACCTTGTAGGTCAGTTACTTAAGACTTCAGTTGAACCCGCTGCTGTTTATGCTTACTTCAAAGGGTCTGGTATACCCACGGGAGCTCAAACAGTATTGGTTGATACTCCTGGAGCAGGTGCTAGCAAACGTGCAGTTGCTATTACCCTAACAGCTGCTGCGGATTGTGAAGTTGTTGACTGGGACGTTCTACAGAGCGATTCGATTACTAATCCTAGTGTTACCTTGCAGATACCTACAGGTCGTACAGCTTTTGTGTGTGGTGTCAACTTCAGTGGTGCTGGTGCGGTTACTGGTGTGAACCCTGCAGCGGACTGTACTGAGTTGTTGGAGTATGACGCTGGTAACATGGTTGCTAGTTTCATTCGTTTAACTACTAATCCAACTGGTGGGGACGCTACCATTGGTTGGACTCAGACAAGCGAAGATTGTTGCATCATTGCTCTTGCTGTAGCTGAAGTCAGTCTCCTTATTACTGAGACTGATACAGTTAGTGTAGTTACTAAGTCTGTCAACCAAACTGTTGGGGCTATTACTGGTGACGGTACAATTGCTTCTGTTACAAAGTCTGTTAATCAGACTGTAGGAGCAATTACTGAAACTGATACCCTTAACGCTGTCACTAAGAGTGTCAATGTTCCTGTGGCAGGTATCAGTGGAACTGGCACTCTATCAGGTGTTAGCAAGCTTGTAAACGTCACAGTCGCTCTTGTGAGCGGGACTGGCACGGTCGCGGCAGTTGCACAGGCTAAGAATTTGACAGTTGGAGTGCTTTCAGAGCAGGGGATGTTAGCTGGCCTAACTTTAGTAGGCATGCTTAGTGAAGTGGGAACTGTTTATGCCTTAATTATTCCTAGGCCAGCTATTCTAGCAGCGCAGTTATATAGACGAACTCAGACAGGACGACTCACTAAGGGGTTGTTGTTAGGTACGCTGCGGAGGGCAACATGACAATCGAGATCGATAGATCGTCAGAGGAAAAGTTGTTGTGTTCCGTTACCTCTGACCTCAACCCTACGTCGCAAGCGGTTTCGTGGGCTTTTAGTAGTTCGGGAGCGCAGCCTACTACTTGGCATGATGGCTCCTGGGTCACAGATAGTGCTGAACAGCTTAGGTCCAGCCTTTGGAAGGCTGTCGCAGAGACTCCTGTGATAGGTCTTGGGGCTGTCGACCTAGCAGTTGGTGATTATGATGTGCGTATCAAGGTAGGTTTGGCAGTAGAAAAAGTCGGACAGATAAGGATTACGTGATGACTACGGTCAACGAGACAGTCAACCTGCCTGGAGCAGCCCTAGCCAACGCTACTGGGCAAGTGAATGTGTCGGTAGCATTGTATGACGGTGCCAACGTCGTTAAGGGCTTCCACGCAACGTCTGGAACTACTATTGTTAGTCCACGTACGGTCCAGCTGGATGGTAGTGCTGCGTGGAGTATGAACTTGAAGCCTAATAGTGAAATCACTCCAGCGAATACAGTGTATAGACGGATCATTGAGGGTCCGAACTTTGCATTCACTGACTACATTACGGTGCCTGCGTCTGGTGGACCGTACCGTGTGGATCAGATTCTCACGAGTCCTCCTGTTGTCGTACCTTCTAGTACTGACCTGTCCCTTATTCCAGGTACTTGGACGCCTTTGCTTCGCGGAGGTACCCCTTCACGATGGACCCGTTGGTTCTTCACTTCTGATGCCAACTGTCCTGACAGTGCCCTCACTATGGAACATGGGCAGTTGAAGGTTAGGGGTGTTGGAGGTACTGGTACTCAGTCCAACCGTCGTGAGGCTTGGCAGTTGCCGGACTTTCCATCGACGTCTTACTCGCGACTTCGTTCGCGTTGGGCTTCTCGACCTCCTGCTGATGGTACAATTGAGCATGGGCACATGCATGCCCTGCAGGTTGGGTCGGATAGTAAGATTCGTGCAGCTACTGTGTGGGACTTTGGGTTTGGAAACTTCCTTTGTGGAGTTTGGGAGTCTAACCCTGATGGGTCTGGCTTTGTTGTTCAACAAGCTCCAGTAAGAGACAGCGATGCTTTTACTGATGGTAGTCGTACCTCCAACGTGGTTACGCTTACAGGCTTCCCTACGGGAATGGCTTCTCGTTGGAAGGTTGGGGACTATGTTGTGGTGGATGCCACCGACAACACCTACGATGGTACGTTCGCGTTGACTCAGGTGAATGACACGTCTATCCAGTTTGCACAGACAGCTGCTAATGATGCGTCGTGCGGTACTGGTACAATGACGCTGTTGGGTAAGGAAACGTTCAGCACTGTTTCCCGAGCACGTACGTTCACTGATGCAGCTCGAGTTAGTGGCGTTGTTACAAGTGTCGGTTTGGCTACGGGCCATCCTTACCAGACCGGTGACTGGATCACTGTAGACGGTACTGACAACACTTACGACGGACCTAGGTTCCCTGTCACAGGTGTGAACCCCTTTACTGCCCAGATTAGCTGGCTACAGTCCGCTGCAGACGATGCTTCTGCTGGTGCAGGTACAATTTCTAAGATCTCGCCCTTCTGGGTTGAAACGCGCTTGCTCCCTGGAGGTTACATGCAGGCCCGATTCTGGGCCGATGTCGGTGATGCGTACGGTACTGGATCAGGTCGTGAGCCTGGTGGCCCTCCACCGTGGGAGTCTCAGTGGGCTCGAACCTGGGATCTTAACCGAGTTGTTGGAGCTACTGTGCCTACTGGTCCTGGTTATGTTGGACTGATTGCGGCTCACTTCTCCTCGAACAGTGAGGTTAGTTACGACTCCATTGAGGCTGGCCGAGTGGCTGAAACTTAAAGTGACTCACTAGGCAATTAAATTGCCATCTTGCCCTCACTTGTTGAATAAGTTATAATAAGATCAATGAAAGGTACGTCTATGGCACCGAAGCTAGACAGCCAGAACCAAGGGGCCCAATTTCAGTCCTTCGGGTACTGGATCGAGCTTGAGGGCCTACAGTTCGAGGAGGATGGCACCTCTCAGTGGATACATGCCATGCCACTAGGCGAGTGGAGCCACCCAATTTATGGTAAGATGAGTTTCACGCTGGACAAGGTTCAGAGACTGTCGGCCAACGTCAATGCTCGTGTTCGTGGTCAAGATTTAGACATTGATTACGATCATAAGTCGTACCATGGCGAAGCTGCTGGATGGGTTCGAAGAGCTGAAACTCGATCTAATGGCTTGTGGCTCTTCGTTGAGTGGACTAAGACGGCTGCAGCTAAGATCAAGGAAAAGGCGTACAAGTACTTCTCGCCCGAGTTCAAGGACGTTTGGGAACATCCTCAGACTGGGCAGAAGATTAGGGACGTTCTGTTTGGCGGTGGGATCACTAACCGACCGTATCTCAAGGACATGGTCCCCCTCAATCTTTCAGAGTTGACTAAAACCGGAGGAGATATGAACCGAGCGTTCCTTGAGACTACTGCAAAGGGGTTGGGCGTCACGTTTGATGACAAGACGACCGATGAAGCCCTGCAGCAGCTTATTACTGAGGCTGCAGTGAAGGCCTCTGACAGTGATGCTAGCGCCGATGCCGACGGTAGTGAAGGTGGTAGTGGAGATGAGAATGCTCCGCCAGCGCCTCCTCCTGCTCCGCCCACAGAGCCTCCGGCTCCCGAGCCTGAGCTTGTGTCAGTTCTGAGTGAGGGTGAGCTTAAGAAGCTGGCAGAGAGCAACCCCGTTGTCAAGCTTCTGCTTGATGAGCGTGAGACCAACAGCAAGCGCCTGGCCGCTCTTGAGACGTCGAATCGTCTTGCTGAGACTGAGCTTCGTCTGGGGCGTTTGATTGATGGTAACAAGCGTCTGGCTCCCGCTGCACATAAGCAGCTGAGTGAGCTGTGTGCTGGAGTGCCTAAGGAAGTTGAAGACCGAGTGATTGCTTTCGCTGAGCAGGTGCTTAAGGGCGGTGCTGTAGTGGAGCTCGGTGAGGCTGGCCGTACTGATGCCAGTGGTGGTGATGGTGACGTTGCTTCTCGATTCGAGAATGAAGTCAAGAAGTTGCTGTCTGAAAACAAGGATATGACTTACGCTGACGCTGTTGAGCGTGTTGGTGCCGAACAGCCAGCGTTGTATGATCAGTACCGCGAGCAGTCCTTCTCTTTCAAGGAGTAGCAACCAATGGCAGGTGCGAACTACGTTCTCGATAAGGGGTTCAAGGCTGGAGGCGCTATTGGCAAGTACCGCGCCGTCGAGCTCGGAGCCTCTGAAGTTGTTACCCAGTGCAATGCTGCCAGCGATCCTGCTCTTGGTATCTGCCAAGAAGAGGTGACCTCGGGCGATGCTACCAACGGTCGTATCGTCGACGTGCGTATCGCTGGTATCAGCCGTTGTATTGCTGGAGCAGCGATTACTATCGGTGCTCGGGTGGCTACTGACAACGCTGGGCGAGTTGTTCCAGCTCCAGCTGCTGTTGGACTTACCAACCAGGTTGGTATTGCCCTGCAGGCTGCTGCCAACGCGGGCGACCACGTTGATGTGTTCCTTTCCATTGGTGCTACCTACAACACCGCCGTCTCTTAAGTAGGAGCGAGACTACAAATGGCAGTTTACGATCCCAGGGGCGGCAGCCCGATCCACATTGATGTGGCGCTTACGAACATCTCCGTTGGGTTCCCCAATGGTGAGTTCGTGGGTGAAAACTTGGCGCCAGCGGTTCCTGTCCGAAAGCAGTCTGACCTGTACTACGTGCATGGTCGAGAAGGATGGGTCCTTGAGCCGGGCGGTGATGTTCGTGCTCCGGGTACTGAGGCGAATGAGATTCCTGGCCTCACTCTTTCGACTGTGCCTTACTTTGCTGTGGAGCACGCTCTGCAGATTGCAGTCACTGACGAAGAGCGTGAGAATGCAGACTCGCCCGCGTCGCCCGACCGAGATGGTACCGAACTTGTTACTTCAAAGTTGCTTCTCGCTCGTGAGATTGCAATCCGAGATCTGGTGCAGGCTACTGCTAGCTATGCTACGGGCTACTCGGTGACCTTGGCCGACCCTCTTACGTGGGACGACTATGCGACCTCTGATCCGATTGGTGACTTCAAGAAGGGTCGACGGAAGATTCATTCAGGACTCTTCCTTCATCCCAACAAGGCTATCATCCCTTACTTGGTGATGTCAGCTCTTGAAGACCATCCGGACTTCATTGAGCGGATCAAGTACTCGCAGGCCGGAGTTGTTACGCCTGAGCTCATCAGCCGCATGTTCATGATCGATCAGATCATCGTGCCTGGGGTTGGTTTTAACTCCGCCCGTATGGGTCAGACTGAGGCTTTGGGCTACCTGTGGGGCAAGGACGTTGTTATGGCCTATGTGCCACCTCGTGCAGGCCTTAAGGTCCCTGCGTTCATGTATGAGTTCGTGTGGACCTTCCCTGGTGGTGGGCGTCAGATCACTGACCGTTGGCGTGAGCAGCGTCGTACGTCAGATATCATCCGAGTGCGTCGACGGTACCAGCACAAGTTCATTGCTGTGGACGGTTCCAGCAAGAGCTTCGCTGGGTACCTGATCAAGCAGGCTGTCGACGCGGCCTTCGTGTAGTCGGTTGACACCATGGCTAACGCGTATGTTGTCAAGCTAGGTGATATGGTGTCCTATCTTGCTCCAGCGTCAGGGGCTATTGTGCCTCGCTGGCGTGCTGCAAAGGTTACGTCTATCACTGACCAAAACAACCTTGGACTAGCTGTAGTCAACAGTGATAGTACGCGTATAGCTCTTAATGGTGGTACTGACGTAGCACGAAGAACGACAGGTACACAGACTAACGTTTGGCGTCCATACACGTAGAACGGAGAAGTTATGGCTAGGGCCTACGCCTATACAGACATCAAGGCGCTGGAGGAAGACGAGGTCGTCTACTACCCAGCAGGTACTGATGTTACCAATAAGTTCAGCAAGGAACAGCTCGAAGAAATGCTTGCCAATGGGTCTGTGGCTCTCTATGATCGGACTCAGACTCCGGAACAAGGTGCTGAGGTTGCTTCTGCTCTTGCTGAGGAGAATCAACACCTTAAGGAGCAGCTCGAGGCTTTGAAGGCTCAGAGCAGCACTGTTGACGCAGATGTGGCTAATGCTTACGCTCGAGCGAAGGTTGCTGAGGACACTCAGAAGGAAAATGACGAGCTGAAGGCTGAGGTTGCTGAGCTTCAGAAGCGAATCGCTGCGAAGGAAGCTGAGGAAGCTCAGAAAAGCTCAGAGGCTGCGAGTACTGAGACTTCGAACGTTGGAGAAGTTCAGCCGTCGCAACCTACTCAGTAGGGAGATAACTGATGACCTACGTCACTGCTGCTGATGCCCAGGGTTGGTTACAGGTTAGCAAGTACGGTATAGAGGAGATCGCAGACGAGCAAGTGTCTGCTGCTGTAAATACTGTCTTCAGCAAGCTCTCACGTAGGTACGACGTTGATCTGTGGACTAATGATTCGAACACTCCACAGATGGTACTCGACATTCTCACTATGCTGGTTGCCTCATATACCCTGAGGAAATCCATTAGTGAGGATGATGGAATTGCTAATTACTGTGACTGGCTCGAGGGCCGAGCTATGTCATTGGTTGACGGGCTAGCTGAAGGATTGCTAGAGATTCCTGGCACAGACCCGTCGGCTGATACACCTGAGGAAGGAACACCAGCTTTCTGGCCAACACAAGCTGCTACCGATTTGTGGTTCGAAGACCCCAACGCTGAGGGTGCAGCTGCACGAGCGTTCGATATGCAGAAGGTCTTCTAATGTCTATGCTGCCCGTAGGGGGATCAGGATTCACAGGAGAGAGGTCAGGAGTTCAATTCCTTGAAATTGACTTCGAGCCTGAACCTGTTATCTTAGCTGCCTCATTCGAAACCTTCGGACTAGACATTCGATCGTTTCGTGAGCCCTTACTTCGATCCGTAAGGCAAGTCCTAGCGCCTTCGTTGAAGAAGAACTTTGATGTTGGTGGTAGGCCTGCTTGGATCCCTCTAAGCGACATTACTATTGCTGAGAAGAGTCGAAAAGGTGCTAGCGATCCCAGTGCCCCTCTGATTCGCTCTGGTAAGCTACGTCGCAAGGCAGGACAGATTAACTTTTGGCATATCGATGGTGTTGCTGGAGAAGCTTCAATCTCTCCTGAAAGACTTGGCGACGTTATCTATGGGGCGTATCACCAATTCGGTACAGCTGAGAGTGCTGATCAGCCAGGCTTCCCGGCTAGAGAGTGGGCTCTGATCCAAACCGAAGATGCTAACGATATTGAAGAAATCTTCTTCGAGTGGATCGAAGAGCGTGCACTTAGAGCTGGAGTAGTGATCTGATGTCAACACCTACGCCTACATACAAAGGCACAGTTATAGCTAAGAAGGTAATTCAACTTATCAATGACAACAAAGAAGCCTTTGGTGTGGGTGTAAAACAGGTTCACTATGGTGACCAGCAGCTAATTCCTCAGGTGCCTATGGTATGTGTTGAGCCAGCTCTAGTAGTTAGAGAGTTAAACGGGACTGGTATGAGAACACTAAACACCATCAAGGTGTCTATCATAGTTTATCATACCGGTACCGATACACAGACTGTTCAAGACGAGTGTGACGATACTACCGAGGACATTGAGGACTTTCTCAACAAAGAGGCTATGTCCTACCTTATGGGGGGCAACCTACTTGGTGGCATCGTCACTTCAGCGTTTACTGATTCAGCCGAACATGGGTATGTACTAAAAAGTGATAGGATGATGCGAGCGAATCGCCTTATCCTAACAGCTTTTACTCATACACCACTTGTGGAGGAGACCTAGTGGCGAAACTTCACGTCTACCTTCCGAACAGACCCAAGGATGATGAAATTGAGGTTCCGCCCTACGGTGTCTTTCGAAACGGTAGTAGCTATGAGGTTGAGAACCTCAAAGAGGACTTAACCCTCGGGAACCCGGACGCTCAGATTCACAGAATCGAAGAGGAACCAGAGACTAGTCAAATCTCTGAGGAATCCTCTCTCTACGCCCCTGTGAAAGTAGAGACACGGGCCGCGGATGACCAGCCCACGGACGATAAGGAGGAAAGCTAGTGGTTGCCGGAATTGGCGCTACGGGCTTTGTGGGTATTGCTTTTGAGGCCGTTGCTGGCACCTATACGGCACCCACTAAGTATGTTCCGATTAAGAGTGAGTCGCTGCAGTATAACGCGGCTAAGTACCAGCGTAGGGACATCCGCGGCATTGCGGACGTTCTTGGTACTGTGCGTGGTGATGAGAACCCTGCAGGCGACCTCATGGCGTGTGTGTACCCTACTGTCCTGCCTTACTTCCTCTATGCTAGTCGGGGTGCTGTAGTTAAGACAGGTACGGGGCCTTGGACCTACACGTGGACTCCTGGTCACGGTGCTATGCCGACCACTGGTCGTACGTTGTCCATCACGGTGGTGCGCAACGGTATCGTCTTTGGATACGTTGGTTGTGTTGTTGGTGTCTCTGAGTACTCCCTAGACAACGGTATCCTCCAGGTGCGTCATGGTATTGTTGGTAGGAATGAAGCTGTACAGTCTCTTCCTACTGCGACCTGGCCTACTGATGTGCCGTTTGGTAAGGGTATGTACGATGTTGAGATTCCTACAGGCACCGATGTTTGTGATGTTGATACGTTCACCCTTACTATTGATGATTCGGCTTCAGCGGAGTTTCGGCTCTGTGGCGATACTGGTGCCGAGTTCATCAGGTTTGGTGAGCGCAGTGTCAGCTTGAATGTCGGTCGAGACTTCGACAGCCGAACTGATTATGACGGTTTCAAGGCTATTACAGCGCAGGCCATCAAGATCCAGGCATCTAACGGAGCCTCAGCTGATGTCAAGTTCGACCTCCCCGTGGCCATCAAAGACACGTATGAGTTGGGTCTTAATGGTCAAGGGGATCTCGTTCGTGCTAACATTTCTTATATTGGTACTTACGACGCTACGACTGGTGCGGCTGGTAAGATCACTGTCATCGCGAACGAAAATATCACCTAGCGTAG